TAACACCAGAGACAGTAATAACAGATTGGAAAGCAAATCTTTCCGATGAAATAAGAGCTGATAAATCTTTAGAGAATATTAAAGATATAGAAGGTTTAGCAAAATCTTATGTTCATGCACAAAAATTAGTTGGCTCTGATAAAATACCAGTTCCAAATAAATTTGCTACCGATAAAGATTGGGATGCAGTTTATGAAAAACTAGGTAGACCAGCGGATGCTGCTGGGTATAAATACGATTTACCAGAAGATCAAAAAATAGACGAAGCATCATTAAAAAACTTTTCAGATCAAGCGCATAAACTTGGATTACTTCCTGGTCAAGCAAATGGTATGGTAAAATTTTATAATGAAATGACAGCCGCATCTTTACAAGAAAGTGAAACTACAGCAGTTGCAGCAAGAGAAGCTAGCTCTAGTGAACTTAAAAAAGAGTGGGGTCAAGCATTCGATCAAAAAATATCACAAGCTGCTAATCTTGCTAAATCAGTTGGCGCAAGTGAATTGTTTAATACTAATATGGCAGATGGAACTAAACTTGGAGACAATCCAATTATGATAAAAGCGTTTGCAGAGTTAGCGGGAAAAATGGGAGAGGATAATATTACTCAATCCTCTGGGCCAACTTTCCAAACACCAGCTCAACTTGAAAAAGAAATTGGAGAATTAACTATGCCAGGTTCAGCGTATTGGGATAAAAGTCATCCTAATCACAAACTTGCTGTAGAAGAAGTTTTGGCTTTACGAGAAAAGAAAAATCAAGTATAGCTCAAATATTGGGATAATCGATAGACCCCAAAAGACATTAGGAAAGACTAACATCTACAAGATGTAAAAGCTAGGTTTCGACCCGCAAGGATAATCAGCCGTTTTAACATAAACATTAACATAACCCAAAGGAGAACTTATTATGAGTTCAAATATAACTACTTCTTTTGTAGAGCAATATAGTTCAAACGTAACTATGCTTTCTCAACAAATGGGAAGTAAATTAAGAGGTTCTGTTGACGTGGAAACTATCAATGGCAAAAACGCATTTTTTGACCAAGTAGGCGTAACTTCAGCTCAATTAAGAACGAGCAGACATGGAGACACACCTCAAATTGATACTCCGCACAGCAGAAGAAGATTAAGTTTATCAGACTACGAGTGGGCTGATTTAGTTGACGATACGGATAAAGTTAGAATGTTGGTTGATCCAACTTCAAGTTACGCAAAAGCAGCAGCAGCAGCTATGAATAGAAGTCTCGATGATGTTATCATCGCAGCTTTAAACGCATCAGCTTCAACTGGTGTAGCTGGCGCAACTGGAGTAGCGTTACCTTCAACTCAAAAGTTTGCAACATCAAATCAATCAGATGGTTTAACTGTAGCAAAACTTTTAGGTGCGAAGAAAAACCTTGATCTAAACGATGTTGATCCTTCTTTAAAAAGGTTCATCGTTTGTTCGCCACAACAAATCGCAGATCTATTAGCTATAACAAGTGTGACTTCTTCGGATTTCAATACTGTTAAAGCTCTTGCACAAGGGGATGTTTCATCTTTCTTGGGATTTGAGTTTATTGTTTCTAACAGATTAAAGTTTGATGCAACTAATGGCGATGACAGATTAATTTTTGCTTACACAGAAGATGCCGTTAAATTAGGTATCGGAAGTGACATTAAAGCAAACATTACTGAAAGAGCTGACAAATCTTATTCTACTCAAGTTTACTACGCTATGTCTTTAGGCGCAGTAAGAATGGAAGAAAAAAAGGTTTTTCAAATCCCTTGTCACGAAGCATAATAATAATAATAGGAGAAAATAAATGACTACAAGAAATACGGGTATCGTAGCAAACACTTTAGCTTCCCCGCAAGTTCTTAATGACGCTGCCGAATTACATGGCGTTTTAAGAGTTGCTGCTGGAACTGCTGAATTAGCTGCTGGCGATAGCACAGACAACGATGTTGTTTTGTTAGCACCTATCTCAAGTAAAGCAACGATCTCTCAACTTTTTGTTGGATCAGATACTTTTGGTGGTTCTTGCACATTCAATGTTGGTGTTCACAATTACGATGGCACAGTTGCAGACGAAGATTGTTTTGCAACAGCTGTAGCTGATGCTGCGGCAATGGCTGACGTTAGAACTGAAGCAGCTACAATTAACACAGTTGGACAAAAGCTGTGGGAAATTGCTGGTTTAAGTTCAGATCCAGGAGGATTGTTATATGTTTCTATAACTTTCGCAGCAACTGGTGGAACTGCTGGTACGCTTTCATGGAATATTAGTTACGCAGTTAATTAATAAATAAAATTTTAGGGGGAAGCGGGAGACTTAATCCCCCTAGAGTGCATGATAAAGAAAACAGAAAAACCCAAAACCATTACTCATTTACAGAGTGGAAATTATATTTACAGATACGTTTTGGTTGACAGATTTAAAACCGATACAAAAAACCATTTTGGTTTTGATAAAAAATTAGAACAAACTGAAGCGGAAATTTTTGCTTTAGTAACACCAAGAAAATTACGAAGAAAATATATAATTAAAAAATAGGAGACACCATGGCTAAAACTGGATTATACGCAAACATTCACGCTAAACGTAAGCGTATCGCTGCGGGTAGTAAAGAAAAAATGAGAAAAGTAGGATCAAAAGGATCTCCAACAGCAGCTAACTTTAGACGTTCTGCTAAAACAGCAAAGGCATAATAAATGGCATCAGTAGTTCAAATTTGTAATTCAGCATTAAATCAATTGGGAGCAAGTTCAATTACAGCTCTTACAGAAAATTCAAAAAATGCTAGACTTTGTAATGAAAGATATGAAACAATTAGAGACGCTGTTTTTAGATCTCATCCTTGGAATTGTTTAATTAAAAGAGTTCAATTAGCTAAAGATACAGATACTCCAGCGTGGGGTTTTAGTTTTCAATACACATTACCCGCTGATTGTTTGAGAGTATTACAAATTAGAGATTATGCTTCAGATTATAAAATTGAAGGTAGAAAATTATTAATAAATGAAAATAAAGTTTTTTTAATTTATTCAGCACAAATTACCGATGTCAATGAATTAGATGTTTTGTTAAGAGAAACTATATCTGCGGGTATAGCTTCAGATATTTCTTACGCAATAACTTCTAATCTACAAGTTACAAAACTTATGACAGAAAAATATGGTTTAAAATTATCAGAAGCAAGACATACAGACGCTAGCGAAGGATATAACACAGATCCGACATTAGGAAATACAGATCAAGTAATAACCGAAGATTTCATAAACAGTAGATACTAATTATGCCTAAACAACTTTTAAGCATACCGAGCTTTACGGCTGGGGAGCTTTCATCCTCTATGGAGGGTAGAACAGATTTTGCCAAGTATTTTAATGGTGCAAGAAATATTGAAAATTTTGTTGTGTTACCTCACGGGCCAGTAACGAGACGACCAGGCACACAATTTGTATCTGAAATAAAAACCTCATCTGCAAAAACAAGATTAATTCCTTTTACATTTTCAACTGAACAAACTTATATTTTAGAATTTGGTAATCTTTATATTAGATTTTTTAAAGATAGCGGACAAATTACAGAAGGGAATAAAGTTATTTCTGCAATTACTAAAGCTAACCCTGGAGTAGTAACAGCAACTTCACATGGTTATGCTAATGGAGATTTTGTAAATATTTCTGGTGTTGTAGGAATGACAGAAGTTAATAATAAAACTTTTAAAGTTGCAAACAAAGCAACTAATACTTTTCAATTAACAGACATTGATGGAACTAATGTTAATACAACTAATTTTACAGCTTATGGATCAGATGGTATTGCAAACAGAATTTATCAAATCACAACAGAATTTACAACTGCACAACTGTTTGATTTAAAATTTGCACAATCCGCAGACGTTATGTATATCTGCCATCCTTCTCACGAAGTTGAAAAATTATCAAGAACGGGTCACACTTCATGGAGTTTAGATGAAGTTGATTTTGGCGACAAGGGGCCATATCTTGACGCTAACACTACAGCAACAACTATTACTCCTCAACAAGCAGCCGCAGCTTCTGGTAAAACTTTAACTTTATCTGCTACAACTGGTGTTAATGGTAGTGTCGGTTGGCTTGCAACAGATGTTGGTAGAATAGTAAAATTTAATGGTGGTACTGCAATAATTACAGCTAGAACAAATGCAACAGTAGCCGTTGCTACAATCTTAACTGCATTTACTAACGATAATGCAATAGCTGCTTTTCAACTTGGTGCATT